TCTATTGAAAAAAAAATTAAGGAGCAATTAAATGCCTAATTGGACAACAAACGAAGTTACGTTTTCTTCAGCAAAAACAACAAACATTGAAAAAATTAGAGACATCTTTGAAAAAGGGTGTCCATTTGATCAACTTATTAAAGAGCCTAATTGGAAAATTACCCCACTTCAAGGTAATGAAAAATGTCATGGCCTTGAAAGAAAACCTTTAGGTGATAAAGGAGAGCTACCTTACATTGAAGAAATTAAATTAAGTGACGGTGAAATTATGAAGTCACTTAAATTTAAATCTACAAATGCACAAGATACACGTTGGTATGATTGGAGGTGGGAAAAATGGGACACCAAATGGGACGTTCCAAAAGATGATATTGAAATTACTGATATTGATGACCTTAATGGTCGCACACTTGTTATTGGTTTCGATACCGCATGGTCGCCACCCATTGCTATATATAAAAAACTTAGAGATAAATTTAAAGATGTAAAAATAGAATGGTGGGCAATAAATGAAGATGATGACACAAACGGAGAGGGGTATTATTTAACATGAAAATTACCGATCACGAAACAGCATATCTTCATGCTTTGGTTCTTGCGATCAACGCCCCAAATGAAGAAAAATCCTTAGAGTGCCAAAAAATTGCAGCATCTATCGAACCTCATCTAACTGAGAAACAAATAGATTTATGCAAAAAAGGTATAGAAGTTTGCATGGAGTTATTATGACTATTTATGATTATTTTGATCGTCTTACCTCTATTGGTTTAGATGAAGAAATTTCTGAAGAGTTTGATAATAAAATTATTGATGCTTTGGAAATTATTAGAAACCACGAAATTGGTGACTTTGAAAATGTCATTGATGACGAACCAAGAGATGATGAGCTTCGGAGAGAGTACTTTTTATGAAACATAAAGAATATCAACAAAAAAGGGCGTCACTTGATGACGCCTACCTCATGGGTGATATTTCATTATCCAAATATGCTCAAGATTCTATAAATCTGGACTTCAAATATAATCAATTTATGTATGAAGATGAGAATTATAGACAATACAAAGAAATCACTTCACCAAGTCGTAATGGCTTGCGTGAAGTTATCTTCGTTCCAATGAAAAAACATTCAAGAGTAAAAAGCAGTGGGAAATTAATTAAATGTCCTAAATGTGGTAAAACTCAAAGAATCTTTCATTTATCATGGTCAGCTTTACAATGCCAAAGTTGTTCATGGATGTCTGATAAATACGATTGGCAAATTGAAAAAGGTGCTCATGAAAAGTGAACATAAAGAATACATCTTAGAACTTTTATTAGAAAGATTATCTTTTTTTGATGAAATGTCTGAGCAAGAATGGATTGATAGAAACGATCCAAGGGGTAAAGAAATGAAGCTATTATCCGAAATTATCTCTGAATTTTAATTTAAAAATTTCTCAGGTTTAATCACCTGAGTTTTTTTTATCTAAATTTATTATATTTGTGCATTCTTTCTTCAAATTTTGCCATTGCACCTAATAATTCATACTCATTCATTATTCTTTCTTGAATGGCTCCATCTTCTTTCGCAATAATTATCGCAGCTTGCTTTGCTTGAATGCCAGTTAAGTGTTTTAATCCCATATTGTATGCTCCCAGCTGACAAAAATAATCTTCCAGGTACTTATCAGGTTTATCTTTAGACGAACCAGTTGTCTTAAAGTCAGTTATAGTCAGCTTTCCGTCAATATCGAGCAAACAATCTGCTGTACCCGCAAATCCTAATGGGTGATAAATACTAAATTCTATACTATGAATGGAAGTTATTGATCCTCCATCAATCCAATCTGCCAAACCTCTGGCGTGTAGTTCAGCCAACCAATGTACTTTAGGCGAGCCTCCTTTCGCTTTCTTAATCGCCCATTCTGTGATGCTTTTCGGAGAACGTGCCAAACCATCTTCATATGTTGTCCAAGAGTTTCGTTCATTGCAAGTGTTTCTGATAAGTTGTGATGCTGTTTTTAATATATATTCGCAGTGTGAATGGGCTTTTGTACCTCTATTCGCTGCTTGTTTTCTTATACTTTCACTTCCAGGTTTTGCCAACCACTTATTTAATGCTTCTTTATCTCTCTTATTTTTAGTTTCACTAAGTATATGAGTTACTGAATGGTATTCTTTACCTTCCGTATCTCTATAAACTCTGTGATCACCGCCATCTATACGCTCCAAACTCTTGTTCCGTAACACTGCAAGAGCGTCTTGTTTGTCTACTCCATCAAGTGTTAGTTGCATTAGATATACTTTCCCATCTTGATTTTACCTTAAAGTGACCACTTGGCAACTATTTTTTCTTTTATTTCGTATCTTTTCAAAATATATTTCTGATAATCCTGTTTAAATTGAATGATACCTTTACCTTCGTCTGTTTCATAGTCTCCTAATCTTTTTGTCAGTCCCTTTCCATCTTTACATTTTTCTATAGCAGTTCTATTAGGAATAAATATAGGATTAAAATTGTTTTGGATTAGAAAATCATGTGTATTAGAAAATAAATTAGTTTTATCGTGAATTTGTCCAACAAGTTTTTCTAATAATGGTTCACTTGGACAATATTTAGATATTGCCTCTGCTATTTTCAACCATTCACGTTTAGTAAAACATTCTATTCTCATTATTTCTGCACCATTTTGAAATGTTCTTGAATGTAGTTGTAATATTCTTTTCGAGCTTGATTAGTGCTTTCATATATTTGATACATATTTTTAATAATTCCAGGGCCACCACTCTTTTGCTGAATGTCTCTAACTGTAGGAAAAATTAAAGGGCTTAAATCTTCATGTGATGATAGAAATTGATACATTTTCATCGGAAATTGCTTATCAGACTCCAAACTTTCGACTACACAACAAAAAGTATTTACTGTTTCATTTTCTCTGTAGTGTTTTAAGTGATCAAATAATATCTGCCATTTATACTTTGGCAAGTCTAAGTTAAGTTTCATAGCTTTATATATATGCTCTTTTATTATAAGAGTAATAATTCAGTTATGTCAACTAAAATTCGGTTTTGGCAATATCTAAATCGGTAACATCTATCCATCTACCGTTTTCAAACAAAAAAATTAGCTCATTATCAGGGTCATAATATATCTGACCTTCGTATGGCTCTCTTGGAAGTCTAACTTTTACCATTTCGCTCCAGCTTCTCAATTCTTTTATGTAAAGACATACAAACTTCAGACATTACTTTTACAACTTCATGTGTTTGCTCTTGTTGTCTTTCGATAATAGGAATTAATCTATCAACAAGATACTCAACATCTATCTTTGCATCTTGATGTTGTATTTTTAATTTACCAAGAGCTTTTGATAAATCATTGTAACCTTGTTTATACAATTCAAATTCATTTTTTTCGTTCATTTTTTAACCAATGATCAATAAGTGTTTTTAATTCTTGAATGCGTTTTTGTGCAGATTCAATTCGTTCTTGTTTTTTCATAAAAAAAGTCTGGTACTTCTAGGGGTTGTCCATGCTTACTGGAAAAGGCTATGCGTTTTACCAAACGTGTGGTTCTTTTCCGTCCTCGATGGGAACTCATATCATCTTTTGCAATAATTTCTTGAGAAACGCCAACCACTCACGTTAGGAGTATTGCAAAAGGAGCAGCAAGGTTAAGTGGGTAAACCTGAACCATAAACCCACTAACCCCGCCCAGACCCTACTATTAGTCTGCCATCTCCTCTAATGGGTTTCCACCTACAAGTAGATTTTCTAAATAAAATCCATCTTCTATTCTCTGATCATAAGCCTTCTTGACTTCAGCTTTATGCTTCGGTGTCTGTGGCTTTGGAATAATAGAATAGCTTGTAAACTCGGTAGAACCTCTTTGTTCTTTTTTCTGAGTTAACTTCCAATTCCAATCTGAAAGATTTTCATATCCTTCCTCTGCTGCATATTCAAGTATCTGTTTTCTGATACTTACTTTATCAACAGCGAAGATCATTACTTTCTGTTCGTCATAAGAATAAATAGGCCAAGTTAAAACTCGATCAATATTTTCAAATGGTCTTTCTTTACCTGCATTTTTAGGATCTTTAGCGTCCCAAAAGCTCTTTCTCTTTCTTTCCCAATCACCGCCTAAAACAGTAAGGATAGTATCTTCATCGGGCATTTCAGTAAATTGAAATGTTCTTGCAGACATATAATCATCTGCTGCTGTTCCAGGAGGTACTGCCCATACGCTGAAATAACGAAGAGGCTCTTCAACGCATAGTGCGAATGTTGTTGAGGCTTCTTTTTCTATAGTTGCACCTAATTTACTAGGCTTAAGAAATAAACTACCGACTTCTGAATCGGTTTTAACCTCGTTCTGTGTAAGGTCTGTGTCTAAAAGTTGCATGATTTTGTGCTTTTTGAGTGAATCGTCAATTAAGACGTAATATCAACATAAAGGGGGTTTCCATTTACGTCAATGAATGTAGAATGTGGAAACTTCCCTATTGAATGAACTATCCTAAAGAGAAGTAATCACAGTCTACCTTGCTAGTATAACACATGAGTTTGTTAAAATTTGTAAAGTCACTGCCTGCTGATTTTGTTTGTGCTCCTATTTATAAAAAAGGATCAAAATTAATATCAGGAACTTTATCGAAAGGTAAAACACCTTTAGAAGATTCACACCACAGAAAATACTCTCCCGCAGATGCAGCTTTGGCAATGCGTCAGAATTATGATCTGCAAGCTATCGGTCTTTGGACAGGTATCCGTGGAAATGGTTATGTAATCCTCGATATAGATGCAGAGCTAAAAATATATGAAAAATTATGGGGTGAAGATTTAAAAGACGCTCCAAAAATTACATCTACTAAAAAGAATGCAGCTAAGTTTGTCTTTAAAATTCCTAGCGATAGATGGACAGGATTAAGAGGTTTTGGTCTTGGTGATAGAAACTATGAAATCTTATGGGGTAGACAAGGAGTATTAAAAGGCTTGTACCCTGGCCATGAGCGTACAAATACACCCGAAGGTGAATATACATGTAAAGGAGATTTACATAATGTCCCTGACGCTCCTGAGTGGCTTATAGCTGAAATGAAGGAGAAAGAAGATCCAAATATTATTAAAAAAGATATTGACTTCACAGATCGTACACAAGATGAGATCGCTCAGATCATAGCAGATTGTATTTCAGTAATACCTCAAAAAGGTACAGGCAGTAGAGATCATTGGGTTCGTGTAGGTATGGCAATCCATTCTGTATTACCTAATGACATGGGTCTACATCTATGGTCATCTTGGTCATCAGAAGATCCAGATTATGCAGAAGAATGGGAAAATGGTAATCCTTGTAAAGATGTTTTCTACTCATTCAAATCAAAATCTAGTGGCATTGGTTTAGGTACACTTATTTGGCTTGCAGACAGAGAAGATCCCGAAAGAAGGAGGTTTACTGAAACTGTAAAAAAGATTGTTGAAGAAGCAGAATCACGCTTCATACAAGAAACAAGATTATCCGTACCAAAGTTTGAGGATCTAATTAAAGAAGCTAAAGACTTATTGGATATTGATAATCCAGCTGAGATGAACTACAAGCTAAATGCTTTATCAATCAAAGCTGGTTATAGAGATCAACAAGGTATTGAAAAGCTGTTGATAGATCAGATGAAATATGAAAATTCTTCTGAAATAATGACAGTAGAATCGTTGATGAATTTGGAAGTAGAGAGAAACTTTACCGTACCAGATATATTACCTTCACCATTTACTGTTTTGCTTTTCGGTTCAGGTGGAGATGGTAAATCAATGTCTGCTTGGTCGCTTGCGAAGCACGTTGCAACTGGTAGTCCTTTTCTAGTTCGAGGCAAATATATGCCAGTACAGAAAGGTCCAGTTCTTCTTTTAAATGGTGATCAGTCAATGGTTCAACTCAAAGAGCAGTTGGAGGATATTGAATATCCAATGGACACCGATACATACATACTTGGTGATTGGTCGCTCCAAAACTATGCAAAGTTCATAAAGTTGATGGACGCTGTAAAACCAAAATTAGTTATCATTGACTCTCTTATCGGTTGTAGCGGAGGTAAAGGTTTCGATGAAAACAAATCTGATTTTGCTACTCCTCTCTATTGGTTAACTCAAAACAATGGTTCTTTATGGGAGCCAACTTCAATAATTGTTATCCATCATGCTAATAAAAATGGTGGATTTAGAGGTACTTCTGCTATCAGAGATGGTGTAGATGAAACTTGGGCTTTGAAAAAACCAACTGATGATCTCGTAGGCAGAGTTGGTAGTAACGCTCGAATTATAGAAGTTGAAAAATCTCGTATCGGTAGATCTGGTCTTTCCTTGATTATGAAGATGGAAGATGATCTTACTTACAGTATATCTGATTTTACACCCGAAATAGCATCGCAAGATAATACACCAGCTAATATCACAGATAAAATTTTACAGAGAATGAGATCAGTACACCCCGAAACCCGTTCCAAATACGATCTTTTATATGATCCTTTGATTGGTGGTAAAACTGGAACTATAAGAAAATCGCTCCAAAGATTGGAGAAAAGAGGTCTTATAGAATTTGTAGAAGAAACTAAAGAGGGTAAAAAGTATAGAGCTATCCTCGCACGGGGGGAGGCCGTGGACACTGTCCCACCTACACTAAATGATAGTGATACTAATGATATTGGGTCGGGACAAGCAGATGGGACACAGCAAAGCTGTCCCACTAATGTAGACGATGGGACACTTACTTTGTGACCACCTATGTCCCACCCCTCTTGTCCCATCTCAATTCTAAGTTATAACTAGGATTAAAGCGTTTGGGACATTTCGGACGCTATCCCCCCGCGTGAGGCACATGGAAAAAAATCCTAGAGACATAGTTATTGAAAACTTAATGAAAGAAGTTAAGTTTGCTATGACAAGAGATATTGTTACTATTACTGAAAATCTAAAAGCCTTTAGAGAAATACGAGCTGGTAAGCAAGCAAAACGCAAAGCTAAACGAGTTGAATTTAATAATCGGTGGAGAAAATCTGACACTCCTATAACATGGTAGTATAATAAAAGAAACGCTAGTTTATGACACCAGTAAAAGAAACTAAAGAATACAATCGCATCTTTAGAAAAGTATTATTTCAAGTACTTATAGATCCCACAAGAGGTAAATTATTTAAAGATTTATGTGACGCAAAAGGTGAAAAAGCAAGTGCTGTATTAAGAGAACTTGCGTACCAGTATGCTGAAACCCATGCTGATGGGGAAGATTATCAAAATGCAGAATCAGAAGATATGAGACTAATGAATAAAGCACAAGAAAGTCGTATCGCTAACGGATTTAATTGGACAAAAAAATGACATACGAAGAGTATCACAAAAACATTTTTCCTCTGACAAAGAGAATAGGTAAGATTTGGACTAATCCCTATACTGGTTGGCTTTATGAATACAAAGCTGAAGGTTGGATATGTATTAGAGATTGTATAGAACAATGCGAGGATTAACTATGTTAGATACCTTTGCGGGTATCGGTGGTTTTTCTTACGCTGCTACTAAACTGGTAGGAGGATATAGAACCACACAATTTATTGAAATTGATCCATTTTGTCAAAAAATTCTTAAAAAACATTTTCCATTCACTCCAATCCATGATGACATCAGAACATTCACAGCTATCCCTAGACAATATGATGTCATCTGCGGAGGCTTTCCGTGCCAATCAATTTCAGTGGCAGGAAACAGAGCTGGAATCACAGAAGAATCCAGATCAGGTATCTTTTACGAACTCATGCGAGTCATACGCATGGTTCGACCAAGATTCGTTGTCTTGGAAAACGTGGCAGCGATCCTTAATAATGGATTGGACATCGTTCTCGGAGAGCTTTCCCAAGCAGGGTACGATGCAGAATGGTCAGTTATATCTGCGAGTTCATTGGGAGCCTGCCACAGACGTAGCAGGTGGTGGTGTGTTGCCTACACCAACGACTATGGATCACCTTCCTCCTCGATCAGTAAACTCGATGATCAAGCAAACAACGATTCATCGGAAAGGACGAACCAAGTTAGCCAATCTTCGAGAAGCATTGAATCCGCAGACAGTGGAGTTGTTCAATCATTTACAGAGTCTACCTACCCCAACAGCAAGAGATTACAAAGGGAGAACTTCAGCGAAATGGAACGAGAAATATGGGCCAAAGGTTCTTCCAGACGTCTTAACCCAGATTGGAGATCATATGTCAGTAAGCCCATACTTCGTAGAGGAGATGATGGGCTATCCTATAGGGTGGACAGAACTAAAGCCCTCGGAAATTCAGTAGTACCACAAGTTGCTGCTATTCCTCTTAAAAGAGTACACGATCTTTATTACAATGAATAAATTAAAAACTTTAAAATTAAATAGAATAGCAAACTTAGAAAAGAAACTATTAGATCAAGATTTAAGAGGTTATGATCATTATGTTTTTATTGACGGTAATAGAAAAGCTCAACTTATAACTAATGGTAAATGGGTTACAGAGTTTATTAGAACTGCTGTTGTAAAACACAACGCTTTAGTATGTGAAGTTCTAAGTATGAGTGAAGAAGATTTTTCTGAACAGGAACTTAAGGATTTTGAGGACGGCTTGCTTTCATAATTTTCTCTACCTGTTTCATAATCATAAATTGATGAAAGAGAAACAGTAATTTATTTATACCTTTTGCTTTTATTATTTTTTCTTCAACCATTCTTCTTGATTCTTGTTCAGCTAATCGTGCCAATGCTGAAGATAGCACGGTGTCGATTTTCGCTTGGTTTCTTACTAAATCACAACAAAACGCTTTTATTTTATCAATATCATTAGACTTCATTATCTCTCGACATCTTAATTCTGTAGAAAGTTCTACTTCAGCTGGAGGAGATTCAAAGATGATCTGAAAAAACGTATCTTTCATGTCATTGAAGATTTGTAGTAGAACCAGGGAACATTCTGGATTCAATAAAAGCTACTGCCTGATCGTCTATTGAGTTATCTGTTTGCTTGGCTATAGCTTTTAACAGATCAACTATCAATCTCTTCATTGCTTTTGATTTGATAAAGACTAGAAGAATAGGTTTTAGAATTTTTACCATCGTTTTTATGTGTTACTTCCCAAACATAGCTACTTTGCTAGTATTAGACAAGAATCTTTACTTTCATGGTTGAAGAGAAAAAGAAAAATGCTTTCCAAAAATTAAAGGAAGGTTTAGATGACAAAGAAGAACAATTAGCAATTATCAGTTTGTTTGTAAGATTAGGTGTTGTTGTTTGGAGCGGTTTCATAGTAACTCTTAACTATATCTCGATCCCAGGGTACAGTTCAGAACCAAAAGACATCACGTTTCCTGCTTCGCTTCTAACGGGAGCGTTGGCAACATTCGGTTTAGAGGGATCAAAGAAACGTAGTGAGAAAGACAGTAAAGTTGCAGAAAATGAAGGTATGGTTCAGACTATAAGGGTAATAACACCTATTAAAATAGAAGGTGCTGAAGTAATCGACCCAAAACCTAAAAAATGAAAAAGCTACTTCCAT